GAGGACCGAGCCGACGCGGTCCGTGTCGATCAGGTCGGCGACGTCCCCGGCGGTGCTTCCCTTCTGCACCGCGATGCCGAGACGGCGGCACAGACCGAGCTGCTTCGGGGACGGGGTGCCGTGGCGCCAGCGGGCCTGACGGCTCACGAACGCGCCTGGGGCGAGAGCGCGGGCCTGCTGCTCCAGCCACGCGAGCGCCTCGGCCAGAGGGCGGGCGACGTCCTCGCGCGGCGGCCGTACGCCCTCGGCGGCCGTCCAGCGGCGCATCCGGTACAGGCGGGTCCCGGGGTCCCGGACGAGGAATAGGAACATGGCGCTCGTCAGGCGGATGAACCATGTGCCGGCGGGCGTACGGAGCCAGCGAATCTGAGAGCTACCGAAGAGGTTGGTCTCCTCCACTTCGATGCGCGCGGCCAGGACGCGGCGCTTCTCAGCGGCGATGGCTTCCTCGGCGACCTCGCGCAGCGTCCTGCCGTCCTCGGCCTGCCCGATCTCCCGCCCGGTCAGGTCGACCATGCTCGCGAGCTTGTGCCGGGTCGAGGCGCCCATCACGTCCAGCAGCAGCGCGTCCGTCTTGCCAGGGGCCGGACGGAGGCCTCGGCCCACCATCTGTACGTACAGGCCCGGGGACTTGGTGGGGCGGGCGACGACGATGCACGAGGTGTGCGGAGCGTCGAAGCCCTCGGTCAAGACCATGCAGTTCGTCAGAACCTGCATGTGGCCCGCCTCGTACCGGCGGAGTACGGCCCGGCGTTCCTCGCGCGGCATGTCGCCCCACACTGGCGCTGCCGTGATTCCAGCGCTTCGAAGCGACTCGGCGGCGGCCTGGGCGGTTGCGACCGTGGGCGTGAAGACGACGCCCGGCCGGTCCGGTGCATGCTCGGTGTACGCCTTGGCGATGGCGTCCAGCGCGCCGGAGTCCTCCAGGGCTTTGCCGAGCTGGCCGTCGACCAGGTCGCCGCCGCGGGTGCGGACCTGGTCGAGGTCGAGGGTGTCGACGGTGACGCGCTTCCCCCGGACGTCGCAGAGGTAGCCGTCACTGATCATGTCGAGGATGTCGAGGGTGAAGACGACGTCTTCCCAGACCTCGGCGAGGCCGCCGTCCGTACGGGTCATGGTCGCGGTGAACCCGGCGACCGGGGTCCCGGTCCATGCACCGAAGTGGGCGAGGACCTCCATGTAGGTGCGGGCGGCGGCGTGGTGGCACTCGTCGACGATGACGAGGCCGATGTCGAGGATGGCCCGTCGGCGCTTCTCAACGGCCAGCGTCTGGACGCTGGCCACGATCACGTCGGCGTCCTGGTGCTCGTCGCGCTCGGCCTTCACGATGCCGACGCACAGGTCCGGGCAGACGGCGCGGATCTTCGCGGCGGCCTGCTCGAGCAGTTCCTCGCGGTGTGCGATGACGAGGGCTCGCTTGCCTCGCAGCAGGGTGGCAAGGAGCCGCCTGATCAGGTTGGCGATGATCACGGTCTTACCGGCGCCGGTCGGCAGTACGACCGCGATCCGGTTGCGTGGTCCAGCCCAGCCGTCGATCAGGGCCTGGATCGCCTCGACCTGGTACGGGCGGGGGGTGAAGGTGTCGGGTACGGCGGCGATGGTGGTGCTCATGGTTCACCTCGGTTCGGTTGCTGGTGTTTTGCAGGGAGCGCAGGGACCTGCAGGGAGGCGCGCAGGGAGGCGCCTCGGGTCCCTGCTACGGGTTGATCTGCGGTTTTGCAGGGAGGCAGGGAGTTGCAGGGAGATAGCTCAAGGCCAACGCAGTGAGAGAGCCGCAGATCGTTTTCAAATCCGCATGCTGTTGTGCGATGCGCGATGCACGAGTGACGCGCGCGCAGTAAGAGGAGCGGCAGGAACTCCCCGCATCTCCCTGCGTCCCTGCCTCGGCGCAGATCAGGCCCTGTGCAGGGAGTCGTGTGCCTCCCTGCACAGCTCCCTGCAAAGTCCCTGCACTCCCTGCGTCGTACGCGGCGGCCGTCATGACTCGTGCCGTCCCGTGCCGCGCTGTGCGTGGACCTCGACGCGCCACACGTTGCAGCGGCGGCGGGCATCCCAGACCTTCACGACCTTGTGGGTGCCGAAGTAGCGGCCGGCCCGGCTCTTCAGCCAGCCGCCCAACACGTTCGGGGTCGGCATCTCACCGGTCTTGGGGTGGCGCGGGACGTGGTCGGCGACACCGCCGAGGACGGCGCTCGTCGTCTGCGGCTGATCGCCGAGCTTCTCGCGCCAGGACTCCAGGAACGCCGACCATTCGAGCTGCTCATCGTCCTGGTCGATGGCCTGCCCACGGTCGGCCATCCAGCCCTCGACGCCGAGGTACTTGAGCAGGCCAGCCACCATCGAGGCCCACTCCGAGTAGTCGCCCTTGCGGATGCGCTCGGTGGGGGCGCCAGCGGCGAGCCAGGCGCGAACCATGGTGACCAGGGCGGCCACGACGGTGGACGAGTTGGCTCGAAGCCAGGGCCGCAGGTCGCCGACGCGGAAGCCGTCGCGCTGGTCGGGGTCGGGGCAGTCGGGATCCAGACGAACCCAGAGCACGCGGCGCCCGTTGTCCCCGCCGGTGCGGAGGGCGTTGCCGGTGACGATCCAGACGCGGTCGTTGGGCATGGTCACGGACGATGTGCTGCCGAGGACGCGGTCGCCCCAGTGTTCGGTGGTGAGCAGAGACGAGAGGACCGGGCTCTTCAGCACGTAGCCGTTCGGCAGGTTGTCGAGGACGACGACCGGTTGCCCAGTGGTGTACAGCTGGGTCGTGATGCTCTTGCGCAGTTCGGTGTCGTTCTCGGGCCACGCGGTCTCGGCGATCCCGTACGCCGCCTTGAGGATGTCCTTGAGGAGGCTCTTCCCGGATCCCGGAGCGGTCGCCGTGATGACCCACATCGGCGTGGGCCCGTAGAAGTGGGGGCGCAGGATCGGCGTGAGCAAGGACCCGAGGAAGTGCGCCCGGTCGGACGGCTCCTGCCACGGGAAGTCGGCCAGCATGTCGCCGAGGACGATCTGTTTCGCCCTCTCCAGGCTCTCGGCGGTGACGTCGGGCTGGAGACGCCGCATCGGTACGCGCGGCTCCAGGTAAAGGCCGGTGGCCCGGTCGTAGCCGGGCTCGCGCAGCAGCGTGCCGTCGGGCCGGACCACAGGCGAGGTGACGATGCCCCGGAGCCGGGGCAGCGGCCACGTTCGGCGACCGAGGATCGTCGAGCAGGTCTTCGGCATGAGGAGTTCACGCTCGTGCTTCATGCCGTCGGTGATCGGGTCGGGTCGGACGGTGTACGTAGCGACGTGCTCGGCGAGGTAGGCGCGCAGGTTGTCGGTGCCGAGCTGCTGCATGGCGGGGTTGCCCTCGTCGTCCTTGTGGACCCATGTGGGGCCGCCGGACCGGGCGTAGAGGGCGGGAAGACGCCCTTGGTCCATGAGGGCGAGGACGCCGTCGAGGGCGTCAGCCTCGTTGGTGATGTCCAGCTCGGGCTTGTTGCTTACGAGCCGGAGGCCGGGCGCCTCGCCGGCGGCCTGCTCCTCGTGGGCAGCATGGTCGGGGTCGAGGGCGGATGAGCCGTCGCTGAAGTGCCGGGGCTGCTGCGACACCAGATTGAGGGGGCGGGTGTCAGTACCGAAGCCGCGGCCGCGGAGTTCCCCGGCCGCCCTCCTGAATGCCTCGGCGCTGGTGCCGCCCTGGGTGAGGTGCGTGTACGCGGCGAACTTGTCGTAGGGGGTCTCGGCCTCGAACGTGGTCGAGGTGGTGAAGACGTACAACCGATCACGGTCGGCGGCGTGGCCGGTCGTCGCCGAAATCCCGGTGTTCTTTCCCTTGCGACGCCAGTACGTCGTGTTGCCGCGCGTGAAGATCGGGTCGAACTCATCGCCGATGATGTCGGGCCAGTCGGTACGGGCCTCGAAGTCGTCGCCCGGCCGTACGGCTCCGGCGGGCAACTCGCGCTTCGGCCGCGGAGCTGTCTTTGCCTTCTCCTCGCTCGGCAGCTGGTCGACCATCCGGCAGATGGCGTGCACCGCGTCGAGGGTGTCGGCGTCGAGCGTGGGGATCGTGGCGGGCCCACCGGCGAGGCGGACGTACGGGCGGCCGGACGCGTGAACCGGGCCGCCAGACGGCTCGACGAGTCCATAGCCACCTTCGCCGCGTGTCTCGACGAGGACCCGCACGATCTTGCTGTTCGGCTTCTCGGCGAGCCGCTGCCGTTCCTCGGCGGTGTACTCGTCTTCGCGAGCCAGACGGCTGGCGAGCTTTGTGTTCCCGGCGACGCCGTCCTCGACTCGCACGCGGTAGTGCACGCCGCCGGACGGTGACTCGCTGGCCCACCCGGTGGTGATGGCCTGCCAGACGTCGCCGAGCCCGGAGCCCTCCATGATCTCGGTGACCTCAGTGAGGACACCTTCACGGACGGCGAGGCCCTCGAACTCCAGCATCTCGATCCCGCCAGACACGCCGCCGTAGACGACGGCGATGCCGCGGGGGCGGTCGCCGCCGAACCACTGGTCGTGCTCCTCAGGGGTGGACCGGTTCACCTTGTAGGGCAGCCAGGACACGGCAGGGCGCTTGGTCCCGTCGGCCTTGATGGGCAGGACGCACAGGCCAGCGTCGTGCAGCTCGCGAGCGGAAGCCCGGAGGTCGGCGGGCTGGACGTCGTTCAACTCTGCTCCCCGTTGTGGTGCCGGGCGAGGTGCTCGGTCTTGATGGCGCGGACGAACTCCGGGATGACGGCCCCGTAGACAGGGCCTTCGCGGCGCTGGGGGCAGCCGGGGCGGTAGCAGTCGTAGCGGGCGCGGCCGTTGTCCATGTCGACGGTCAGTTCGCCGACGACTTCAGGTGTGGCCGTGCCGCCCGGGGTGTCCCGGGCGCGCACGGAGGGGCTGGTCAACGTGCCGCCTTGGAGGTGCGGGCGTGCCAGGCCTCGACGTCCTCGACGTGGCCGGCCGTGACGGACGCCTGGAAGTCGATGGCGCGCTGCACGTCGTCGGCGCGCTGTGCGACTTCCTTCCGGAGGCGGAGGAGTGTGGTGGCAGGCGCCTGGCCCGTCGGGACGAGGGCGAGGCCCTTGCCGTCGGCCGTCCAGAGGACGACCGTCCGGTTCAGGAGGTCCTCGTCGACGGCGCGCGACTCGCGCACCGTGAGCCCGTGCTGGTCGGCGAAGTCGGCCAGCACGCGGGCGGCCTCGGGCGTGGTGGACGGCGCGGCGTCCGTGGGAAGCTCGGTCATGAGCTGGCCCCCGTTCTACTTGCTGGCGTGAGTGGGCGCGGACTGCTCGGACGGCGCCTCCGGCTGGACCCCGGGGGCGTCGGCGATTTCCTCGCTGGCTGCTGCCGACTGGACCTCGGCAGCAGCGGTCTCGGGCAGGCCGAGGAACGCGAGGAGTTCGGTCTTGCGGACACGGAACGCGCGCCCGAACCTGACGACCTCGATGGGGAATTCGCCGCTGTTGATCAGCTCGTAGCCGTTCGTCTCGCCGATGTTGAGAGCGGCGAAGGCCTGCAGCGCCGTGGGCATAGCGGGCAGGGCGCGGACCTGGTCGAGAGAGAGGGGCGCAGCGGTCGTCATACGGCTACCTGCGCGGGGATGAAGACGCGGCCCGCGCGCTCCATCTCGATCCAGAGGACGAGCAGCTTGACGCCGAGTGCGTCAGCGATGGCTTGCGCCTTGTCCTCGGGCACGTTCCGCTGGGCCCCGGACATCAGGCCGCCGATGGTGCCGTGGGCGACACCGGCCTTGGTGGCCAGTTCGCGGCTGGTTATGGACTCGCCTTCGCCCGTGCGCTCCATGAGCGCCTTGAGCCGGGCGCTGCTGTGGACGGCGTACATGGTGGGCGTGGTGTTCTCGTTGCTCACGTTCTCTCCACGGGACGCATTGTCCATCTAGATGGATGGCGTGCTCGTGAGCATTCCATGGCCCGAACGCTTTGTCCAGCAAGATGGATAGAGGGGGCGCGCGCCCGTAACCGGCCAATGACCCTGTGCGACCTGGCGGAGTTGGCCCGCGTGCTGAACAATCCGTTCAGCGAGATGGATGAACAGGACCGGCGACCTGCCCGTACGTCTCTAAGAATTCGGATAGATCCCGAACAGGCGCACGTCTACACAGCCAGGAGGAATGGCAGGATGAGCCCCATGGCGCCCCATGAGACTTCGTCGACAACCCCTGAACAGAGCGAGATCCGCACCCAGTTCACGGACCTGCTGAAGAATCGTCGCGAGGAACTGGGGATCGGCCTCTCGAAGGCGGCCGAGCGCTCCGTCGACCCAGAGACGGGCAAGGCCGTCAAGCGTGGCCGCATCTACCGGCTGGAGGGGAATGAAGAGGGGGGGATCACGCCTCCCGACTTCTGGGAGCTGCGCGGGCTTGCGGTTGGGTTTCAACTGCCGATCGAACGCCTCCAAGATGCGGCCGGCTCCCAGTTTCACGGCAGGGATCCGCTGCGGTCCGGATCGGGGGAGGCGGCTGCGTATGTTCGAAAACTCGACTCCCTGCCCCCTGATCAGCGGGAACGCCTGCTACGCCTGATCGACACATTGGCTCCACCGCATTCGAGTGATCAAGAATGATCCTGCGTCACTCTCAGTGAGTAGTTGAAACTGCATGTAGAGATCTGGTGCGCATGGTGCGATCATGTCGACACACCCAACGCAGTAAGGGCGCTGGTCAACGCCGAAAATCGAACGCTTGCGCGGGAGATTGGGGGAGGCTGCATGGAGTCACCGCAGATGCCGAGAGCCTGGTATTTCTTCAGCGACGACCTGCCCGACGGGGAGGTGATCGTACCTTTCACGACAAAAACGGGCAGCCTCGCGTTCGGCGTTCGCACAGGGGCCATGCCGGACGCCACTCTGGACGCCCTGAACGAGGCTGGCAGAGTCGCGTTCGGCGTTCGCGCAGGGGCCATGCCGGATGCAACCAGGGACGCCCTGAACGAGGCCGCGCAGTTCGTTCTTGGGGTCGGGCTGGCCCACCTCGGCCACACTGAGAAGCCACCCGACTAGCCAGTCAGGAAGGAGCACGTCATGCCGTCTGTACGCCGCGCCGGAGGCATCACCAAGCGATGCGAGTGTCGCGGGGCAGATGGACGGCTGCTGGGCAAGAAGTGCCCGCAGCTCAGCAAGAAAGCACATGGATCCCTAGCACTGCGCCAGGAGCTGCCGCCCGACGCAGACGGAAACCGCAGGGCGTTCAGGCGCACTGGATACGGCAGCGTGACGGACGCCTCGGTCGACCTCTCCCGGCTGCAGGCGATCCTCGCTCTTCCTGGCGACGACCCCGAAGAGCAGCGCCGTGTCGGCGATCTGCTCGCCGACATCATGAAGCGCCGCGCCGACCTCCCCGATCCCGCCGAGGTCTCGCGAAAGCTCGGCGTCGGCATCCCCCTCGACGGCAAGACGACCGTCGGTGACTGGCTCGACCAGGTCATGGCGAACAAGAAGACGCGGGCCACCACGAACCACGGCTACGCCTCCCACATCCGTGTCCACCTGAAGCCCGCCATCGGGCACCTGCGCCTGGACCGGCTCAGCGTCGGCCACGTCGAGGACATGTTCAACGCGATCGATGACCGCAACGATGTGATCGCCGCCGAGAACGCTGCGCGCCGCGAGCAAGTCGCGCGCTGTAAGAGAGGGAAGCCCGGGGCACCGAAAGCTGCCGAGCGGGCCCAGCTCGCTGCCGAGCGCGAGAAGCTTGCGGGCATGCCGCCCTTCCGCCGGATTACCGGCCCTGCCACGAAGCAGGCCATCCGGCGCACGCTCCGCATGGCGTTGAACAAGGCGATCGCCAAGCAACTCATCACCTTCAACGCCGCACAACACGTCGAGCTGAATCCCGCCGCCCGGCCCAAGGGTTTGCTGTGGACTGCCGAGCGGGTGGCCCGTTGGCGGGAGACCAGGGAGAAGCCGTCCCCGGTCATGGTGTGGAACCCGGCCCAGCTCGGCGCCTTCCTCGACGCCGCCGAAGGTGATCGGCTCTACGCCTTCTTCCACCTGATCGCCCACCACGGCCTGCGCCGCGGCGAGGGCGTGGGCCAGGCGTGGGAGAACTTCAGCGCGGCCAAGAAGACGATCCTCGTGGCTACCGAGATCGTGGTCGACGGCTGGACGCCGATCGAGACGACCCCCAAGACGCAGGACTCTGCATCCACAGTGAAGCTGGACGCCGGCACGGTCGCCGTCCTCGAGGAGCACCGCGCCCGGCAACGGGCCGAGCGCGATACCTGGAACGCCCAGGCCGCCGTCGAGCGGGAGCAGGGCAAGGACACGCCGAACTGGGTCGACACGGGCAAGATGTTCACGACCGAGTCGGGTGAGTGGCTGCATCCGGACGTCGTCTCGAAGACGTTCAAGCGCATCATGGAGGCGACGGACCTGCCGCCCATCAACCTGCGAGACCTCCGGCACGGCGCGGCCGCGCTGGTAAAGGCCGGCGGCGGCGACATGAACGACGCGAAAGTGAAGTTGCGGCACTCGACCTACGTGCTCACGGTCGACACCTACATGGAGCTGTTCGAGGAGTACGAGGACGAGCTGACGGAGAAGGCGGCGGCCGCCGTCCCGCGTGCACGGAAGACACGCGGCGAGGCCCCGCCTTCGGTAGCTGTCCCGGAGGCGGGGCCTGGAGCGTCGCAGCCAGCAGACGCGAATGGTAACGAGCCCACGGTAGATGAGGGCACTGACAACGGGGTGCCAGAGACGTAGAATTGAGGCACAGGCAAAGGGCCTCTGACCTGCGGGTCAGAGGCCCTTTCTGCTGGCCCCGTGCTGGCCCGAAGGCCACGCAACGACGCGGTACGAGACGGTACGAGGTACGGTGTCGGTGGCTCGGTAAACGACCGTTGAACAGCTCTGACCTGGGAACTGTGACGCAAGGCAGGGTCAACCAGTACGAGCCGGTACGAGGCGCCTTGAGTGCTCATCAGACTTTTAATCCATTGGTTGTGGGTTCGAGTCCCACAGGGTCTACCGAGAAGCCCCCAGCTCAGAGGCAATCTGAGATGGGGGCTTCAGTGCTTTTCAGAGGTCCAGTGATCGTTAGCTGGCCCGATGCTGGCCCGAGGGTCAAATGATCATGCTGAACGTGCGGCGGGCGGCCGCCCCGTGAGGGACGGCCGCCCTGCCCCGCCTTCGACGCCTCTCCGGAGCCTTTGTGGCTCCACGCCTTCGGCGGGCTCGTGGGAGCGAACGGGTCCGCCCGGTTTCAAGATCACAAACATTAGGGTCCGGCCTAATCACATTTGATCACGCGGTCGGGAGCGTGGACCCGTGCCCCGCCCTCTCCAGCCCGACGACCGGGTCCTCACCCGCCGCCGTGAAGTGGGCGAACAGATCCGCAGGGTGCGCGAGCATCACAATCTGACCCAGCACCAGGTGTGCGGACGCTCCGGCATCGACGTCGCCAGCTACAGCCGGATCGAGCAGGGGCACTCAAGCCCCAAGCTCGACACGCTGATCCGTATCGCCGACGCCATCGGCTGTCCGCTCGCTGACCTCGTCCACTGAACGGCCCCGGCCGGGGGGTGATCCGGCCGTGGCCGCAGTGCAGGGTGCGGGTCAGGCGTCGAACGTCCTCGCCCTCACGCCCTGGAGGAACGCGCCCCAAGCGTCGCCCGAGACGGCTGCGGCGGGGATGCTGCGGTCCTTGGTGTCCCGGAAGAACGTCACGCCGGCGGTCTTGGCGACCTCGACGCAGGCCCCGTTGCCGCCGGAGTAGCTGGACGTGGCCCAGGTGAGGTCGTCGGTGTTGTGCATGGTTGCCTTTCGCTTGTTCCTTGCGGTACCGGCCCGGGCGACGCCGGGTCGGGGTCTTTACGCCCACGTGCTCCCGGACGTGTCCGTGATGCGGGCGCGGCCGTTGTTGTGGTCGACGTGCCAGTCGGAGTGACCAGGCGGGCGGGTGCACCGGCCCACCCCGTGTGGATTCCGGACCCAGCAGTAGCCCGCCGCCCGCCCGGCTGCGAGGGACTTCTCCTCGTCGTTTCCGCGGGTCTTCACCGGGTGCCTCCCGCGCAGTTGGCCGTGCGTCGTGCCGTCGTCCACCGACGGCGTAGTGCCCCGGCTCGGGGGCATTCCCGCTCGGGCACGGTCCGGCACGAGCCGCAGTTCACGCAGTGGGTCAGCAGCGCCTGATACTCGGCGTCCGCGGGGGGTGTGATGGTGCGCTGGGTCATGACCGCACCTCGCCCCGGGGCGTGGGCTGGTCGGCGAGCGGGACCAGGCCGCGCTGCTCGCGGCAGGGCGCGCAGGCCCACAGGGCGACGGGCGGGGCGCTGTTCCGCTCGATCGCATCGACGATCACCGCGGTCTCCGACGGACCCTTGTGCCAGTCGCACCGGCGGCCGACCGATTCCTGGTCTGTGCTCTGCGACGGGGTGTGCGTAGGCTCTGCCATGTCGACTCCAACCAGTCGGCCACGCCCGGGGCCGTTCACGCGGCCGCCGGGGTTTGCTGTGTCTCCCGACGCTAGGAGCGTGATGTGCACCACTGCCAGCGTTGTGCACCGATGTGCGCACAGCGCCCCGTAATGCGATGCGGCTGGTTCGCGGTCTTGACCGCCGCGGCCCGCGCGGGTGACGTTGGTGCACATCAGTGCACGCAGCATCAGGGGAGGAAAGCCATGGCCTTACAGTTCATCGGCATCGACCCGGAGACGGGACAGAGCGGGTCGCCCACAGCGTGGGTCGACACCGAGACCGCCGACATCGTGCTCCAGAGCTACACCGCCGATGCCCAGACACGGGAGCAGTGCGTGGAGAACACCGCCCCCGGACACGACAAGGGCATCCCCGCCCACGAGACCGTGATCCGGATCCCCGTCCACCTCGTCCCGCTGCTGAGGGAGGCCTGCGATGCCGCAGAGCGAGCTGCGCTTTAACGATCTCCTCGAAGCCGCCCAACACTCCGCCGTCCACCTGGAGATGCGCGACGCCTACGGTGTCGGCGACGAGGCAGACGACTTCCAGCAGTGGAAGGAGACGGGCTGGCGGGACTCCGACCCCGGCTCGGCCTACTGGGCCCCGTGGGTCGATCTGATCCAGCGGACCACCGCCCGCGGCGTCACCGTGCGCCGGGCACGCATCGTCTCCCAGCCTGTCACCGACTACATCCGCTACGAACACGCTGGCACCAGCGTCAACGTGTTCGCCGGCGAACAGGTTCGGTGGCTTCCCCGGCGCTACGCGGTCGACCTTCTGCTGCCCGGCTGCGACCTGTGGATCTTCGACGGATCCCGAGTGTTGTTCAACCACTTCAGCGGCGACGGCGACTGGGCAGACCCACCGCTCGAACTCCGCACGGAGGCGGGCATCGCCAAGCAGTGCGGCGATGCCTTCGAAGCCGTCTGGGAACGCGCCACTCCGCACGACCAGTACCAGATCCACTGACAGGAAACATCGGACAGGCCAGCTCATGCCCCTCTCTCCGTCGTCCTCAGCTCAGGCCGCCCGCGAAAGCGTGGCCGCACAGCTGCGCGCCATCCGTAAGGACGCTGGCCTGACGGTCGCAGAGCTGGCCGGCCGGTGCGGATGGCATCACGCCAAGACATCCCGCATCGAGAACGCTAAGACTCCGCCCTCGCCCACTGACATCCGCCGCTGGTGCGCCACCTGCCGGGCCGAGGCGCGGGCCGACGACCTCGTGGCCGCGTCGCTCAACGCAGAGTCCATGTACACCGAGTGGCGTCGGCGCACCCGTATCGGCCTGCGCCAGCTGCAGGACAGCTACGTACAGCTGTTCCGCTCCACCGGCCTTTTCCGGATCTACTCGCCAACCCTCGTTCCCGGAGTCCTCCAGACGGAGGGCTACAGCCGTGCACTGCTCAGCAGCAACGCGCGGTTGCTCGACATCCCGGACGATGCCGAGGCCGCCGCGGCTGCACGAGCCGAGCGGTCCAAGGTCATCCACGAGCCGGGGCACCGCTTCGTCCTGGTCATCGAAGAGGGGGTTCTGCGCTACCAGCTGGGAGACCAGGACACCATGGCCGCCCAACTGGGCTACCTGCTCACGGCTGGGGTCCTCCCGTCGGTTTCGCTCGGCATCATCCCGGACGCCACCTCGCAGCGGCTGCTGTGGCCGCAGGAGCTGTTCCACGTCTACGACGACAGTCTGGTCTCCGTCGAGTTGCTGTCCGCGCAGGTGAACATCACGCAGCCCAGCGAGATCGCCCTGTACCTGGCAGCGTTCGAGGAGCTGCGCGGCATGGCCGTGTACGGGGCCGAGGCGCGCGCCCTGATCTTGAAGGCCATCGAGGCGCTGCACTGACCCTGGACGCACGAAAGCGGCCCCGCCCTCCCGAAGGAGAGCGGGGCCGCGGTCATCTGGCGAACAGGGCGATGGCGCCGGTGGCCGCACCTACTACGCCGGCGAGGATGCCGATGGTGGGCAGCGGCCACCGCGTTTGCTCCATCGCGTCCAGGCGCCGTTCATGGTCGTCGAGCCGCTTGTCGGTCTGGTCGCCGCGCTGCACCAGCAGCGCGAGCTGTCCGTCGACGCGGGCGAACCCGGCCTCGACGGTGCCGCGGAGCCGTTCCAGCTCGACGGCGACGGCCGGGTCTGGTGTGGTCACTGGCGGCTCGCCTCGTCGGTGCGCAGCCAGGCGGGCAGCAGCTGTTGCACGCTGGGCAGGGCCATGACGCGGGCGAAGCCGCCCGCGACTGCCAGCGATCCGGCGACCCCGGGCAGGGCTGCGGGGACGCCGGACGCGTCGACGATCCAGGGCAGCGCCACGGCGACACCGACCGCGGTCTGCAGGATGGTGCGCGCGGTGCGCTTGGAGGTGTCTTTCATGGTGGCGCTCTTTCAGTCGGTGACGGTGAAGCCGTGCCGGGCGGCGAGCAGCTTGAGCGAGGCCTTGCCGGGGATGCCGTCGGCGGCCGAGCCGGTGTAGCCGCCGCCGGCCGGGGAGCGCTGCCAGCGGGCATACGCCTCGACGGACTTGGTGCCGAAGGAACCGTCGAGGTACTGGGCCTCGAGCAGGCCTTCCGCCTTCAGTGCCTTCTCGACGAGGAGGACTTCGGCCTTGTGCGTGGTGTGGCCCTGCGCGGCCGTCGGGTCGTGCTTCGCCGCGTATATGACGTGCGCGAGGGACACGGACGGCTTCACCGCCGGGGCGGGCGGCGACCAGCGCCAGGACGCGACCGCCTTGCCGCCGCGCGGGTCAGCGGGGTCTGCGGTGGGCGGGCACCCATCGGCGAACACCGGTGCCAGGTAGCCGGTGATGTAGTCGCTGTGGCGGGGGTGCTCGTGGCTCCAGACCCCGTTGCCCTGGCCGTTGTCGGTGGCCCCGGCCTTCACCGAGTTGCCACCCTTGGTGAAGACCGTGCTCTCGTTGAATCCGATGACGATCTCGGTGTGCGAGCCGCCGCCGAAGTTGACCAGGGCTCCTACGGAGGGGTACTGGGTATCCAGATCGTGGTCCTTGGCCCACTGCCACATCGCCGCGACCGACGCGGTCTTGGGCACGAGCTTGTCGAGGCCGACGTCGTGGAACATGTCCCAGTCCCACTCCATGCACCAGGCGACGCCGTCCCAGCCGTACTCCTGGCCGAAGGGCGTGTGGTTGTCCCAGCCGTCGCGGCTGTTCCAGTGCTCGTAGACGCGCTCGGGTACGGCCATCACGTGGTCGACCAGGCGGCGCCAGGCAGGAGTGGACATGAGGGTGGCCCCTTTCTGGGCATGAAAAAAGCCCCTTACGGGGCGGGTGCGGGTCAGCTGCAGGAGTAGCTGACCGGTGGGATCCAGGGCTGCCCGTCGCCGGGGGCGCCTGCGGTCGGCGTGTAGGAGAGCGGGGACAGCAGCGTGTCCGCGCTGGTCTCATTGCGGGTGCCGAGCCACAGGTCGACGATCTGCCACGGCTGGCCGTCGAGGACGGTGATCGTGCGGGGCTGCCCGCCGCAGCTGGACGTGGTGAAGTCGCGGCGCGCGTAAGCGGGTGCGCCCCAGCCGACGTTGCCCGGCGCAGTCCAACCGGAGTACAGAGACGGCGAGGTGGCGTACCCGGCGGGAGTCCCGGCGCAGTAGCCGCAGCCCTGGTCGCTGTACGTGAGGACGTACTGCTGGGTGGCGTCGTCCCACCAGCCGCCGGGGCCTTCGATCGGGCCGGACATGCCGGCCACCTTGCGGACGCCCTGGCCGGTGCCGCCGCTCCCCGAGTAGTTGAGTTCCTCGATGTTCAGTTGCGTCGCGCTGGGCATGGAGCAGACGATCGCGGGCCGGGTGGTGGGTCGTTCGATGATGCCGAAGTCGCCGTTCCCGGCACAGACGCTGAGGCTCGGCTTGGTGTACGACCCGTTCGGGGTGACGCCGGGACCGCACGGGCCGGTGACGCTGGCGCAACCCATCACGTTGTACGCGTTCGCGCCAGTGTCGGAGTAGTGCCGCGGCGCGTTGAACCAGAGGATCGGGACGTCGTCGTTGTAGCCCCAGCCCGAGCGCACGATCATGCGCGGGTTGAAACAGCCCTGGCCCGTGCCGCCGCACGTCTCCTGCCATGAGCGTTTCGACCAAGGATCCTGGGAGTTGGGGTCGAACAGCACCTGCGGTTCGGACCACGGGCCGCTGAGCGAAGAGGCGGTGGAGACGCCGAACCCGCACCACGGCGTGTTCGCGATGTACCACTCGTAGCCGCAGCCGTACATCGAGCCGTACATGTAATAGGTGTCGCCGAACTTCTTGACGGTGGTGTCGTGCAGGTCAAGGCCCTCGATGAGGACCGGCGCCGTGGCGGTCGTGGGCCCGGTCTCGGTGGCGGCCGAGGGGGCGGCGCCGACGAGGGCGGCGACGGACAGGAGGAACGCGGCCAGGACAGCGCGGATACGGGCGGACACACAGGCTCCAGAAATCACGAATGCCCCGGCCATATGGCGCGGGGCGTGCGGATGAAGCGGGTCGTTAGAGCTGCCGCAGCTTGAGGGCGCGGTAGCGGAGGTTTCCCGTGCCGCTCAAGACGCGATGCTGGGCCGTGACGGTCACGGTCTCTCCGGCTGCGCAGGTGATGATCTGGGTGGTCGTCAGCGGGCCTGCCGAGTTGGTTGCCGCCCACTGCACGGCCGGGGCGTCTGCGGGCGTGTAGAGGGTGCCTGAGACTGACCCGGAGGCGGTGAACAAGGACAGGATGTTGGTGCCTGAGGCGTGGTCGCAGCGCACTCCCACGGTCACCTCGATCTGCCCGGACGTGGGCCCGGTGATCGTGGTGGAGAGGGCGCTGGAGCCGTTGCCGTAGGTCGTCGACGTGACGGTGCGGGCAGTGGTGTCCTCGACCAGCGTGGTGTCGGTAGACAGCCGGGCGGCGTTGATCGTCATCCCGGCGAGCCAGAAAGACACGAGGGGCCTCCTACAGGGCGACGATTGCGGGCTGGGCGAGGCAGACGTCGGTGCCCGCCGTCTGGGACTTGACGACGCCGTTGACCGAGCGGGTCACGGTGAAGGTCTGCGGCGACGACGCGCCGGAGATCGCGGTGACGGTCATGACCTCGCCGCCGACACGGATAGTGAAGGGGAACTCGGACGGGTAGGCCGCAGAGGTGATCCACCGCGGTCCGGAGGTGGTGGCGACGCTCAGCGACGTGGCCGTGCTCGTGGCTGGCGAGGCGAGTTCGCTGCCGGCGGTATCCGACCTGCCGAGTACCGGGTCCCCGACCACGCCGATGGTCCATGGGGCGGCTGGGGTGCAGTTCAGTTGTAGGTTCCAGTCGACCGGATGGCCGATCACTTCCTGATAGCCCTGCATGAGCAGGTCGGCGGGGCCGGGCGGTAGCCATGCGGGCAGGTTGGAGATCTGGGCGCGGTCTCCGGATTCCAGCAGGGTCACGGCGTCAATCAGGCTCGGGGCTGCTGCCAGGTCGATGTTGAGGACCGGGTAGCGGGCTTCGTCGACCGTGCCCAGGTGCAGTCGCCAGGCGGCGTGCTGGGCGGGCTGGTCGTCGTCGTACAGGTTGAGGGTGACCTGCTCGTCGTAGACGCCGACCCCGTCCGGCGGGGCCTGCGTTGACAGTGCCCCGGTGTCGAGGGTGACACGCTCGGAGCTGCCGCCGTCGCGGGTGACCGTGACGTCGTTGCGGACCTTCTGATCGTCGTCGATGGGCTCCAGCGGCGGCGCGACATGCCCGGATGTTGTGTAGTCCAGGGCCAGGGCGACGGTCTGGTTGTACAGCGACACCCGGTCGCGATAGGCGAGGCCGATGACCTCGCGCCGTTCGTAGAGGATGCCGCCGTCGACGTCCGCGGCCTGTTCGATGAGGTCGAGGAAGGTGGCCCGCTTCTGGGGACCCACCTGCTCCTGGGTGGTGGTGCCGCCCAAGACGGTGATCGGCTTGTTCTCCTCGCCGGCCAGGCGCCCCATGCGGGCACCGGCGGTCTCGCCAGTGAACGCGATGTCGGCACTGTTGTAGATCGTCGTGTTGGCAGTGGTGAACGCGCCGATGTGGCCGAGCAGCAAGCCGTCGAGATCGCTCGAGTAGTTGTCGGCTCCGGTGACGGCGGTGATGCGCCCCACGGTGCCCGCGTATGAGGTGGTTACCTCGCTGCCCAAACCGCCGATGGGGATAAACCCCACGGTCCAGTTGACATTGCTGCCGTTCTGCACGGCGTACAGCTGCCAGCGGGTCCAGGCGTTGAAGATGCCGAGCCCTGTCATGTCCAGCAGGCTGGAGGTGACCACAGTGTCGTCGATGCCGTAGCCGTAGATGTCGGCCTCGTTGGTCTTGAGCATGAGCTGCCAACGCTTCACGGTGCCCGTGCCCTGCCATTGCAGCACTGTGCGGGCGGTGGCCGGGCCGGCCTGCAGGAAGTAGACGAACTCGGTATGCCAGGTGGTGGGCGAGCCGGAGGGGGCGGGCACGATGCCCGACAGGGCTGCTCCGCCCCTCACCGCGGGCAGCGCCTCAGAGCCGGCCAGGGAGTCGCCTGCAGCCCAGTCGAAACCGGTCGCCTTCAGGGGCTTCACGCCCGGGATCGGCGAATAGGCCTGGGTGGTGCTTTTGCCTTCCTCCATCGGCCAGTAGGCGAGTGGGCTGCCTGAGGGGATCCTTCGGCGCAGGGTGGAGTCCAGGGCCTTGGCGCCCTGTCCGTAGCGGCGCAGCACGCCCGCAGCCTCTATAGGCACGCTGACGTCCTTGCCGGACACGTCCCAGCGGGATGGCCAGCTGGACACTTCGCCGACGAACCGGATGCGCCGATTGCTGATGGCAGCGGGGCTGTTCACTGTCCAAGTCCGGCCGGCGCCGTCTGTGAAGCTGCTGGCACCCAGGGCCTGGGCGGTGAAGTTCGGGTTGGCGACGACGCTGCCGCCGATGCCGTTGCGGATCTCCAGCGCGTGGACTCGGCCGGCGCCGTAGGTCATGACGGCGGGCACGACGCCCACTTGCACCGCGGCGGTGGAGTTGAAGATCGACGTCACGCCCGACTGGACGACCGGGCTGCCGAGCTGGGTCCACGGCCCGGAGGTGCCCGACGGGGCGGTGTAAAAGGTGATCGTCCGGCCTGCAGCGCCATTGTCTACGTCCAGTGTGACGCGCACCGACAGGCGGCCGTTGGCTGGGATGACGGGCTGCGCGGTGGATGTGGCGCCGATGACGTTCGTGCCGTCAGCGGACCACTCGAAGTACAGCCGATTCGAGCGCACCCCGAGGAACCAGGACTTGTTGGAGCTGGGGCTGCCAAGCTTCCCGGCCAGGATGGTGGTCTTCAGGCCGTCCGAGGCGTTCAGCCAGTTCGTCAGCAGTGCGTCCATGCGGATGTCGATGTCGCCGGTGATGTCGAGGGCCGCCGCGTCCGGCGTGGACGCGGAGCCGGCCGACGTCCCTGGCAGGTCCAGAAAGGGGCTGCCCGTCATGACGCTGACGCGCAGGGGGGTGTTGCGCCCGATCAGCTGGTAGTAGGGCGACAGCGGGTTCCTGGGCGAGTACTTGCCGGACCGGTTGTTGAGGGTCAGCGCGCACTTGCCCGGGTCGGGGCGAGCGCCCTCGTCGGCCTGTCCTCGCGTGATGGTGATCTTCTCGGTGGTGTAGACGTCCGAGGTGATGTCGGTCCAGATGCCGTTGATCTGGAGGTCGATCCGCACGTCCAGCGGGGTCTGGGGGAATGCCACAGCGCCGCCTCCCTACTGCCCGAAGGCGGTCTGTACGTTGCCGCGGCCCTTGACCCGGGTGATTTTGCGCATGAGCTTGTGGAAGTCGTCCTCGGCGCCCGCCATCTCGAAGCGGACGAGGACAAGGCCACCGCCCCCGCCGCGGCCCATGGGCGCCGCCTGCCGGCTGCCCACGGCCGCCGCCTGCTGGCCGTCCACGGCCGCCGAGCCGAGGGCGTCAGACATTGCGGTGCGCGGGTCGCTGGACCGGTCCCGGATGCCCTGGGCGAGCCCGTGCATCAGCGAGTGGCCGGAGTACAGGGTCCAGCCGCGCCCGGAGAAGGGGCCTTCCTTCGCGGGCGAGAACGGCAGCAGGTTCCGCGCCTTGGACAGCGCGGTCTTCACCGCGTTCGCGGGGGCGCTGATCATGGACTTGATGCCGTTGACGAAGCCCTGCAGCAGGCTGCGGCCCGAGTTGTACAGGTAGCTGCCCAGGTTGCCGAGGGCGTTGAGAGCCCGCCCGGGCAGACCGCGGACCCAGCTGACCGCGGACGTTCCGCGGCTGACGGCGGCGGACCGGAACCGGTTGAACGCGGCCGAGCCGGTCGAGTAGAGGCGCCCGCCCAGGGTGGAAAGGGCGTCGATGGTGCGTCCCGGCAGGCCGCGCACCCAGCTGA